ATTCCAGCTAATGCACTCGGAGCACCCTTTCCAGATTTTGCTGAGATTGCTTGAACGAAAGGATTATTATTTTTGCTTGTGTGTATCATGTAATCAACAACAGCGTTTCTTTCGCTTCTAGGAAACTCAACCTTATTTGGAGAAGCATCTGTTTTCATATACCACAAAGAACCTAAGATTTCTCCAAAATTTTTAGCAACAAGGTTTATGTCTTGCTGTTTGAGGCTGTCTTTGACTTTACTTTGTATTTTTACTCTGGAGTTATTTTTAGATGGCTGAGATTCAACCTGGTCAAGAAGATCTTCACAAAATTGTTTCACCTCAGCCTTTACATCTGATACTGAACTGATGTTTTTAAATGCCTGTTTGACCTTTGATACCAATTCACCCTCAGTTAATACTTCTCCGCTGAAACGAAACTTTTCTGGAGTTAAGTCTTTAGAATTTTTATTCAGCTGTTCTGACTTTCTATTCTTTTCAGCAATAACAAAATAAATTTTTGTTCCAAGAGAAATATCATCATCGACAGTTTTAATCAACTTAAGAATATTTGTTTCATATTGATCAGAATAACGCTTGCTCGAATTGAACATTTGAAGTGTTTGAGTCGATGAGCGCGAAATCAATTTATTTAAAACTTCTAACTCAGTATCCCCAGCATCAAGTTCAAATCTCAATCTTAGGTGCGCTTCCTTTCTGGTAGAAGGAACCTTTTCTACCTGTTTACTTTTACTAACCTTAGATAAAATAAATTTTATCAGTTTTTCTTGGTCTTCTACTGGAGAATCTACCGAGTTATCGCTCATTGAATCACACCTTAAATCCGCTGAATTTAGATTTGCTAGTTTGTTTTGGCTGGTCATAGTCCTGACCAGAATCAACAATATTCTTTTGCGCGCTCTGTTCGATGTCGTAAAGTCTCATTTTAGACCTATCAACTCCGATGGCGAACCTCTTATTTAGTGTAGGATCATTATATCGGTTTTTCAGCTGTTTTACCATAATCTGATTCAAACTTTCGAGTTCTTCGCTAGTAATCAGGGCGAACATCATATCGGCAGTCGCAGGTAGACCAAACGATTCAGAAGTATCCTCAAGACCAGGGTCAGTATTACTGAAACCTGTACGAGTCGTTTGAGTCGCCGACATAATTGGAACGCAGAACTCTACCGCTAGACCGCGAAGTTCTTCAGCAATCGCCTTAATATACGAATAACTGTTTACATTTGCACCATGCTTAATTCGAGCCGAAGCGCAGATATTCAGATAGTCGATAAAAATGATATCAGGTTTAAAGTTTTTCTTAAGACTTAGTTCGTTTAAAAGATTACGAAAGTGAGTAGAACTTGCCGAGGCAGTTGGATATTCCTTGATAATAAACTTACCCTTGATATTTTCTTTCAACCGACTAATCTTTCGGTCGTAAACATCTTTGGGAAGATTACCAAGATCCTCAAGTTTAACATTTAGAAGATTGGCGTCAATACGTTCGGCAATCTTTTCCTCAGCCATTTCCATTGTGATATAGAGAACGTTCAGGTTTTGGCTTAGGCAAGAAGCCGCCATATGACACATAAACAATGACTTGCCAACACCAGTACCAGCCAAAGCGATATTCAAAGTCTTTTGTGGCAAACCACCCTTAGTGATTCGATTGAAATAATCGAGGTCGAATGGTACTCGCTTTTCAATGGTATGATAAAACTGATAACGTTGTTCAGCATTTTCAATATAGTCATGACCGATATTAGGGTCAAAAGAAACCGATAGAGCATCAGATAGGATTTGTGGAATAGAACCCTTGCTCTTATCGGTTTTACTTTTTTCATCTAGAATCTGAATCGACTCTAGGATAGCATTATGAAGTGCCTTCTCCTGACAAAACTTTTCAGTTTGTTCAGCCAGCCAATCTTGACGGCTGACTTCTGTACTAGACTTTAGTTCATCGACAAGTTCGAAACACTTTTTATAATCATCTTCAAACAAACCTTCGCGGTTCTCAAGTTCTACCTGAATGGCTTCATGAGTTGGAAGGTTGTTATACTTTAGAACATACTTTTGAATTTCCTCAAATAGAATCTTCTCCGATCTCTCCTGAAGATACTCTGCCTTTAGATACGGGAGAACCTTTCTTACGAACGGTTCGTTTTGGAACAGGTTCTTCAAAATAATCTTCTCGATCTTCTTCATTTAGATTCTCGCTGTAATATTTTTCGACTTGCATTTCTAAAGCCTTCTCGATAATTACGAGAAGAATCTGACCTACGACCTTACTGAATTTAGGATCTGTAACGTACTTTTCTTTTTCTTTTTCAGTTAGTTCTGTGTTCAGTATAGTGACATCAAAGGAAGCCTGTGAACCGCGATAACCAAGATCCTCCAAAAAATTAATGTCACCGTAGGAGTATATTATACCCTTAAAAGGACCTTTAAGCAACTTAATTCTCATTAGTTGAGTTGTGTCTTCTCCAGGAGAGGGTGTAAAATATACACCCTCTTTATACTTGTAATTACGATACTTACCTTGTGCCGCATCAATACAGCGTTGTACCATTTCATTCAACATCTTCGTTATCCTGAACGGCAACCTTATCAAAAGTCTTACCTGCTACATTAGATGTAAACTGGTAGCGATTACGAATCCATTCCTTGAAAGTTTCATCGGCTAAAATTGAATTCCAAAACTCTTCGGCTTCAGTATCGACAAGTCGAACCTTCTTAGCCTCAACTTCGCCCGTTTCCATATCAACCTTAGAATACCAACCATTATTTGGTTTTACAACATGACCTGATTCGAGAGCCATGTCAAGCAAGCCGCTGTAGCGAGAAATTCCACCATCAAAACGAACCGTAACAGGAATCTTAGATTTTTCTCTAACGTAACGCGACTTCTCCACGTTGATAATAAAGCTGTATCCAATCAGCTCTGAGCCTTCTTTTTCCTGCTGACGACCGAGGATGTAAATATTATCTGCAGAGTAATAAGAACCAGTACCGCCACCAACGACATCCTTTGCATACATTTCCATAGTTTTATATGTATGATTCACTACGACCATGGGTATATCTTTAAGCGTAAGGTGTGGAGTAACCATACGAAATAGAGACTTAATCTGCTTGGCGCGAGTCATATCTCCAACCGACTTTTGATCTAGAGCATCCTCAACTTCCTTCTTGGAAGCAAGATTACCAATCGAGTCGACAAGAATCATTACGTGGTCACCGCGATTAATTTCCTTCAGCTGATTCATAATATCGAACTTGAGCTGCTCAACGTCGGTGATTGGAGTATGTACAACCTGGTCACGATTGATTCCAAAAGAATCAAAGTATGACTGTGGCGTACCAAACTCAGAATCATAGAAAAGAATTACGGCATCAGGATACTTATCCTGATAAGCCTTAGCCATTAAGAGGCTAAATGCGGTCTTAAAGTGCTTAGAAGGACCAGCCCACATAGTAAGTCCTGGGGTATAACCTCCATCAACATCTCCTGAAAACGCAACGTTCATTGCGGGAATAGGAGTAGTAATCAAGTCCTTAGAATTAAAGAACTTAGACTTAGATAGAATAGCAGTTTCTTTAATTGTTGAATTCTTTTTAATCTTATCTAACAAACTCATAACATTACCTCTTTACGAAAAGAAATCTTCCAAAGAATTGGTCTTTTCAACTTTCCAGTTGATACATTCAAGAACAATCTTCAAAGGTTCCAAAAATGATTTATCAAATTGTGTATCATAATCTATATACTGTTCTAAGTCAAATTCTTTTGGAATAGAACTTAGAAATGAAATTACATCAGAACGAATAGTATTCGGCTGTTTCAAATAGATGAATTTAATCTTTTCACCTTCTTTAATCTGCTGATACTTTTTACTTAGTCCGCGAGTTATAATCTGATGATTAAAAATTAATGAACCGCGAACGTGAATCGGAGTTTTAAATCCAAAGATAGACTTATCATCCTGATACTTCTCAAGCCCATTAACGCCTCGCGGAAAAGCGATATCAGCGATAGGTAGAGTTTTAAATTCCTGCCTAAAGTCTGAAACGAACTTCATAACTGAAGCCTCATCCTTCTCGATGATAACTTTAAAGGCTTCTTTAATTTTATCTCGGCAAGCATTTGGCGTTGAAGACTTAATTGCTTCAAGACCCATAATCTTCATCTGTGGCTCTTTATATTCCACGCCTTCATTATTATAGACGTTGATTAGATAGCGTTTCTTAGCAGTCCAGATTGCTCTGTCAGCCAACGCTTCACGCTTCATCTTCATCTTCTGAGCATAAGCATTCATGTAATCTGAGAGCTCTTGGTAAGATTCATCAATGAACGGTTGGATCTTTCCCTCGCAAAACTTATCCAACATACGAATAGTTTTCTTTTTATCAGAACTATCTGGAATAAACTTCTTTACTAGACCACCAAGGTTTAGATAA